CACTTGGAGCAGCAGGAAATGGCGGCCACTAATAAAGCGCTGTTGAATTCCTTCGAAGATGCAGAGTTCGAGGAAGAAGTAAAGGAAAAGATCCCGGAGTTGTTTTAGGTTTTGCGTTGTTTCTTTTCGGCGCCTAAGGCAATCCAAGGATTGGGATTGTTTTCACTCTATGGTTTTACGGCGCTCAAGGAAAGCAAATGTTTAAGTTTTGTCAAATATTTGGTTGAAACTGATGGGTGTTACACAGAAAATATTAGAGTCTTTGAAGAAGCTTGCGCCAGAATCTGAAATGATGCTGTGGCATGGAACAGGTGTGCATCCGGATGATCTTGCAAAGGGCGCAAAAAGTTTGGTTGAACCTAAGTTCTCTTCTGATTTCTTCAAGAAGGGCACTGGCAGGATGGTTCAAGGACCTGGACTGTATGCCTCAGAGGAGAAAGGCGTTGGTAAGCAGTATGCTGATGTGGTTGGAGGATTCGCAAAAAGCACAGAAGATAAATTGGTGAAGGGCACGCCTATTTTATATAGTCTAGACGATGTTGCGTTCAACAATGAAGGCATAAAGAAATACGGATTGTCTCAACTATTAATGCTTAACGAGTCCGCGATGATGTCAAAGGGAGGAAGTGCACTGGCACCAGATCGCACATTTGCAGAAAATAAAAACAGTATATTAAAAAATCTTAGAAATATGATAAGATCTACTGAGAAAGCAGAATATGCTAATCCTGCAGATGGTGATGACATAATACAGCTATACAACTTTATTTCTCCCTTGAAGAAGAAAGACTTTAGTGAGAATACTGAAAGGTATCTATATAAAGTCGCATTTCCTAAAGAGCGTTATCTTGACTGGTACGAAAGAAGTCCTGAGTCACTGGAGATACTTGATACTGCAAAGAAGGATTTATTCATACCAAAGACTTATTATGCGACGCCAAAGAATGCAGATAGTATTATGCAACTACTTCAAATTGCCTTACATGACAAGTTCGTTGATAAGCATGCGGACGAGTTCAGGAAAATAATGGAGCTTAGTCAAAGCAGTAATAAGATTCATTCTGATCGCGCGATTGAGTTAAACGAGATGCTGCATGAGCAAAGCAAGCGTGAAAGTTTGCCTAAGATAGTTGATATATTTGAGAGAGCGGGATTTGCTGGGACAAAGTACAGGGGAGATCAGCAACGAGGGGATTATTTTAATTATGTACTGCTGAAACCTGAAAGGGCTAGGATCTTGGATGCGTTTAAGTTTGGTCTTGGCGGCGCGTCTATGCTGCCTATGGCAGGCAGTCAAGGACAGAATTAAGGATATTGCGTGCCACGGTACTGTGTTAAGTGCGGAAAGAAGTACAGATTAGAGAGGCACCATGTGACTTACAAGCCAGAACAAATTGCGCTTTTGTGCAGGAGTTGTCATCGTTTAATAACGACTATTAACTTTGTAGCATCAAGGAAGTACAAGACAAACAAGGAGACTAAAAGGGAGTTCACCAATTTTGTCAGGCTTTTGATGTGGACTGGATTCTTGAAGGGTGTTGTTAGGTTGAAAGAGGTTTAGCATGGCAAGTATTGTAGATAAAATAGTGGGTGTCTTGCAGGATGCAGTGGACTATTGGACTGACCAGCACCCTGCTCAGCGGCTTGCCCCCCACCGAGACTGGGAGTACCCACAAATTGCAGGGTATGAAAGTCATCCCTTTTTTAAAGACATCAAAGAGGCTTTTAGAGCTGTACCTGGGTCAAAGGAACTGTCTGATTTCACCTTGCGAAGAGCGGCATCTCCAAGGGAAGCTGCGGAAATGCCCCCCGGTACCTCAGGTTGGATTCAACAGCCCGCGGCTGTGGCATCAATCATTCCTCTTTCCCGGGAGCAAGCCAGGTACGGGACTGCGCATGAGCTTGGGCATAATTATCTTTTTGATCAGTACAGGTATGGCGGTCCTGCAACTGAGACTGCTGCGTCAAAACTCGCTGTTGATTCTCTGCGTGGAAGGCCCACAAGTGACAATGACCTGCTGGACCTTATTTACATCGAGGCAAGTCCCCGTACTGCTCCACAAGGGAAAGAAGCTGTACGCAGGTATAATAATACGGTGAGAGAACTTATTGATTTGACAAGGGACATGAATCTGGATTCACGTAAGCAACCGTCTGTGTGGAAGTAAAGGCTTAAAATGGAACTAAACAAAGGCGTCCTTCGTAAGTTGAAAGAGTGGAAAAACAGTCCACTCCAATTTGTGACGGACTGCATTCAGGTAACGCCTTCGGAACAGCAGATTGAGTTGTTAATGGCTGTTAAGGACGGAAAGCGTATTTCCGTTCATTCAGGTCATGGATGCGGGAAAGATGCAGTGGCATCCTGGATAGCTTTGTGGTTTCTGACAACAAGACCTTTTTCAAAGATAGCAGTTACTGCACCGACTTTTCATCAGCTGAGTGACATCTTTTTATCTGAAATTGCAAAATGGATGCGAAAGTCATTGATTGGTGAAGAATTTATCCAGCTTAAAGATAAGATATTTCAAAAGGATAATCCAAAGGACTGGTGGTTAAGAGCAATTTCAGTTTCTGCTCGCGCAAGTAAAGAAGAGCAAGCAGAAACTTTGGCTGGTTTACACGGAGATCATTTGCTTATAATTGCTGATGAGGCTTCAGGAATTCCAGATCCGGTCTTTATTCCCCTGGAGGGAGCTTTAACAAATGTAGATAATAAGGTACTTCTTTTAGGCAATCCAACAAAAAACACCGGATACTTCTATGACACGCACTATCATGTTGAGATTAAGAAGGACTGGACCAAACTTCAATGGGATTCCAGAAAGTCATCAAATGTTGATACCTCCTATCCAGAATACATGGCGCGGAAGTACGGAGTTGACTCAAACATTTACAGAATCCGTGTCATGGGCCTTCCCCCTCTTGCAGACGAGGATACTCTCATTCCTCTCTACGCTGCGGAGCAGTGCATTGGTCTGGACTTTGTTGTGGCTGAAGATGAGCCCCTCTACCTTGGAGTGGACGTGGCTCGGTATGGGAGTGATGATTCTATCATACTGCCCAGAAGAGGAAACAAGGTTTCCCCTTGGGAGCGCTTCAATGGGTTAAACACTATTACACTTGGAGGCTTTATTAACCAGGCCTATCAAGAGCAGAACGCAGATGGTTGCGCAATAGATGTGATTGGGGTGGGGGCTGGTGTTGCAGACTGGTTGCAAAAACACGGGATGCGGAACCTCTACATGGTGAATGTGGCTAACAGCAGTTCAAACATAGAGAAATATGATAGGTTGCGAGATGAACTATGGTGCCGTGTTAGGGACAAATGCCTACTTGGGATGTACAGCTTTCCAGACATTAAGAGGCCAGGTGAGACCTTGTCTATCGGACAAGAAATTGCTAATGAGTTGGCGTCTGTCCGTTATGGCTTTAATGCCCACGGAGGTATCAGAGTCGAATCAAAAAGAAATCTCAAAGCACGGGGCATTGCCAGTCCCAATATTGCAGATGCCCTGTGTCTCAGTGAATATTTTTCAAATATCTCAACCAGAGTCTTTCGATCTAAGCAGCGCAGTAGAGACACTGTGGTACGTCCTTGGGAGACTGGTAGAGGACGAAGGGTAGGCGGCGGGCGGGCCAGTCAGAGATGGATGGCGGCGTGATGGAGAATTGTCAAATAATTGGACGGAACTGGGATGAGGGCCAGTAGCATATCCTAACCGAAACATGCAGCGGCTTTTAATTTAAAGTAAATTTAAGGAGAAGAGAGATGGCGGGAATTTCAGATTACATAATGCGGCAGTTAATGGCTGGGCAAAGGCAACAAGCGGAGGCTGAATCTGTTGCAAGGGAAGCTAATGGTCCCGCCGTCCAGGATCAGTTGGAACAAGGACAGCCTGTTCCCCCCGACCAAGCAGCTTCGCAACAAGTAGACCCCAGGATTGATTACATTGCGAAAAGATTGGCAATGGTTGAGGGAAGACCGGAGGAGAAATACCAGATTTTTGTTAGCGTTCTTCCCCAGATTATAGATGCCTTTACTGCCCAGATGCAAGGAGGCGCGGGACCTGAACAAGGCGGGGGCACTTCTCAGTACGAAGTCGGCGGGAACATGGCAGGGAGGTAATATGCCTGCCAAGGTTATGAAATTGAGGAGTGGTCTTTATCAAGTGAAGACCCCAAACGCTGTTCATGCGAAGGGAACAACCTTGGAAAAGGCAAAGTCTCAACAGCGTTTGTTAAATGCTATTGACCACAACCCTGAGTTTGCTAAAATGATTAAGGCGAAGAGGGGAAAGAGTGGAGTTGCGAGGCCACGTAGATGAACTACGAAGAAGACAGTCCAATACAGACAGGGCAAGCACTGCAGCCAGGGAACAAGATTCCTACTGAGGGAAGTGACGACGATCGGACGTTGCTTAACCAGTTGATGGAGTGGCTTCGCATGGCAGAGGCATCTCCTTCTGAGAGCGATTGGCGTGTGGACTCTAAGGAATCTTATGACTTTTACGCAGGTAAACAGGACACGGATGAGGTTTTAAGTATTCTTGCTGACCAAAACCGTCCTGCTACTGTTTACAATGAAGTAAAGTCGAAGATCGACATGCTGATAGGGCTTGCATCGCAAAGTCGAAAAGCCCCAATGGTCTTCCCTGTCGAAAACAATGACTCTGCGCTGGCTGAAATAGCTAATGGGGCCTTTAAACACTTTAGGCGCACGGCCAGAGTTGCTCGGAATGAGGTCGAATGCTTTGAGCATATGGCTAAGTCTGGCAGATCGCTGCTGCATT